TTACGTATGATGATGAACTCATACAAAACAGAGGAGAAGAATAATGGGAAAAAGAACTATTAGTAACAAAGGAAAGTCTTCTGCTGGCATACCAAAGATAAAAGCAAAAGCAGATACCGCTGCTGCTACTGCTGCAGGTAAAGCAAAAAATAAAAATCTCTCAAATCCTGAAGTACACCAAAAGACGGTTGAAAGTAGAAAAGTTAACAGCATTATAGAAGGAACAATGCTCGACTTTTTGCGTTCATCTTTAACAGATAGAGATCCTAACACAGGAAGAGCATTCTATGAAGATTATATAACAGCATTCCTTAATGATGCTAAGAATGATCCTCAAGGTGTTTGTTCAAGAATGCTTGGTTCATCCTTATTCTCAGAAAACACATTATCTAAACTTGACGCTCAGGCTAATAAGATAATGGCTAAAGACTTAGACTTTAGAAAGTACAGAATAGAGCAGACACTGTATAGACAACAGAAAGATGTGTTTAATGATGAGTCTAAAAAGATTATTGCTATTTGTTCAAGACAGATTGGTAAATCATATCTTTCAGCTCGACTAATGTTATGGCACGGAATGAAAAAAGATAAGTCTCAAGTTATGTATATCAACTTGAAGTTTGAAAATGCGATAAAACAGTGTTTTGACAAAGTAGTTGAGTTGATGGACATCTTAGGCATAGCCGCTGAAAGAACATCAAGAGCTGAAGGAGAGATTCTTTTAACAAACGGTTCATTGCTGATGTTTAAGGGAAATGCAAACTCTTCTGAATGTTCGAAGTTTCAAGGATTTACATTAGATGCTGCTATTATTGATGAATGTCAAACTCAGCCATCGTTACTTCAGTTGATAGATGTTTATTTAGGACCTGCTCTAAAAGTTAAAAATGGACAACTTTATCTATTAGGAACACCTCCAAGAAACGCTAATAATGCAGTTTTCAAAATCTGGAACGACTACGAAGGTTGGAGCAAACATTCTTGGAATATGTTTGACGCGGGATCTGTTCTTGGAGATCCAACTGAATATATAGATCGTTTATGTAAAGAAAAGGGAATAACTAAAGATGCTCCGTTTATCCAAAGAGAATATTATGGTAACATTGGTGTTTTGGACTTAGAAGCTCAGGTATATCATCCAACGATTTACACAGAGATCTCAGCTGACTTCAAACCAATACTTTACATAATAGGTGTTGACCAGGGAACGATAGACTCAGACGCAATAGCTGTTATAAAAGTTGGTACAGAAGGCGGTAAAATAAAATGTTACGTAACTGAAGAGAAAAAGTTTAGCAAAAAAACTATAGCTTACTTTGCAGAACAGTTGAAGGAAATCATTAGCAAACTTGACTTACCTTATGAGGTTATTGTTGACTCTGCTGCTACAGCTTTTGCATATGAACTCCAGCAGACACATCGAATCCCTCATATCGCTATGAGTTACAAAGTAGATAAAGATGTTTCAATATCACAACTCGAGGATTTGTTCTTAACAGGAACTATTAAAATCAAAGAAAATGGTTTCATCTTTAATGAATGTCAGAACACGATGTATAAGCGTTTGGAAGATGATAGCATACAGCACGAAATAGATGACACAATCTACCATCCTGACATACTTGACGCTCTTCGATATGCATCAAGAGAGTTACTCTTCCGTTATGGTAAAGTACTTGGAATATCTGAGGACAAAACACCTAAACAAGCGAAGCCATTAGATTTGCAGAGTAGAAGATAGATCTTTTACTATTTTAATAAAAAAGAGGAGACTACAAATGAACTTTAATGTAAATCGTGAAATGCTTGAGAAACTTAAGAAAGCTCAGGAAGTCGCAGCTATTGCGAAATCTGACAATCCTGTAGAGTCTCTTACAAACCTTGTAACATCCCAAGCTAAGGAGAAAGAAGATGCTCAACTTTCAGGTAAATAACATAGATAGAATGAAACAGCAACAGCAGCAGAATCAACAGCAAGCAGCTCCCATTAACATTGGAGCCCAGCAAAATGTAAATGCTGCGATACAGCGTGCTGCTTCATCTAGTTTATGGGGCGGAGACACTAATGGCAAATAAAACAGAACTTCAAGATTTTAAGAAAATAATCTCAAAATATAAAAACGCTGACCCAGGAAAGCGTGATAAGTACCAGCGTAATCTTCAGCGTTATTTATATTCATACGGCGTTACATTGGATCAGATATCTCAAAACGGTAACATTGGCATAAACACTATTAAGCCTATAGACTCAGTTGAGATAAATGTAATCCGTTCTATCATAGACACTCTTGTAAATCGTATAGCTTCATTAAAAGCTATACCGTTTTTTACAACAATCAATGGTAACTTCAGGGACAGACAGATTATAAAGAATGCTCAGCGCTTCTTTGACGTCTATTATGAAGACCAGCATTTACAGACATTAGTACCAGAAGTTTTCAGAGATGCTTGTATCTTTGACACAGGATTTGTTTTTCTTGATAATGAAACAAAAACTATTAAAAGACAACTTCCTTGGCAGGTGTACTTAAATCCTGCTGAAATATCTTATGGTGTTATGAACTCTGTTTTGGTTATAGAGGAACAGGTACCTTTTAAGCCTAATGAGGATAAAAAGAACAGACGACCTTATAAAACTGTTATTAAGTACTGGAACATTGAAACAAAAGAACATATTGAGTACATCCCAGAAACAGAGTTTTATAAAGTAGAAGAGTTCAACTACAACAAGTTGCCAATAATACCTTTGTACTTTAGCAAACCAATCATTGGTTCAAGAAACACATCAATCGTTGACCAGTTGAGATCTATTCAGTATGAAATAGACGTAACATTTGAAAAGATTCGTGAAGCATTCAAAAGAAATCAAGCTCAAACATTCTGGGTACCTGAAGATCCTGAAGGACCAACACTCAATGTTCAAGAGTTGGATAATGGCGTTGGTAATGTAGTTCAGTATAGACCTGTTTTAGGAAACACTGGCATTCCTGTTTTACAGACAACACCAAATGCTATTGACCCTCAGTACTTTGAGTATATCCAACATCTTAAAGAAAGCGCTTACAATCAGATTGGTATATCAGAGTTGAGTGCTATTGGTAGAAAAGACGCTGGGTTAGACTCAGGCGTTGCCATTAAAACTGTTCAACAGATTGAAGGCGACCGTTTTCAGATAAATCAAGATTTGGTTTTAGAGCTTTATAAAGAGATAACAAAATGTGTTATTGAACTCTTTGAAGGAAGCGTACTACCAAAAGATAAAGAAAGAGTTGATGTATCTTGGAACGACATTCGTAAAGAAGTTGATAATATGAAAGTTCAGTTCTCTTGTGCTGATGCTATGTCAAAAGACCCACAGACAAAAGCACAACAGATTGAAATGTTGAAACAACTTGGCGTACCAAAGAACGAGCTTATATCATTGACAGAAATACCTGACATTGATAGAGGCTTTACTATTATGACAAACGCTTTTGATGCTGTAAACGCTGTTATAAATGACTGTATTGATAATGACAACTTCGACGTTCCAAGCTTCATACCATTTGTTATGCTGATGGACGAAATCCAATCAACTCAGTTAAACTTAACAGCTTGTGGGTACCAGAAGAATAAGCCTACTATTGACAAACTGCAAAAACTTTATGACATTGTCAGCGAAATGAACAAACAAGTTGAAGCAGCAAATGCAATAGACCAAACAACAGCTACAGCTATTACAGAAATGTCAAATGAAAACGCAGCTGACACGTCTAATGCAGAACAACCTGATATGAATCTCCAAACAGACGGCACAGTTTGGAATCAATAAAATACTATTTTGATAAAGGAGAAAAAGAATGAGTAGTTCCGCAGGCGTAGATAACGCTGCAAAAGAATATAAACGTTTAGCAAAAGAAACAACTGGAGAAAGAGGACTCCAAAAACATACTAGAGAAGGTAAAGAATATGCTTCTGCTGTTGGTGGACAGTCATTAAATAAAGCTGTGTCAGCTGCAAGACAGGCTGGTATTGGCCAAGCTGCTGGTATGGAAGCAATGAACAAAGTTTTCGACAACTATGGAGAAAATGTTCAGCAAGGAATAGAAAAGTCAACACAGGAAGATTTAGCCAAACTTAATGCAGCTCAGTCTAATCTTGCAAATCAACAGCAGGTAAAAGCAAGTAAAGATCAGCAGATTGGACAAGCATTAGGAACAGCTGCTTCTATTGCTGCAATGGCTTTTTTGGCATCTGATGAAAGATTGAAAGATTACCATAAGATTGATGACATATTAAAAAAGAGAGGAAAGATATAATGAGTGTTCAATCAACAAACAACAGTCTAAATGGATTTAGAACATTAAAGTACTCGCCTCTTGAAAGATTTATGAGTCAACAGTCTAATGCGGTTGCTCAAGGTAAAGAAGCTGCTGAGTTGGTAAAAGATGATGGCTCTATATCTAAAAAGCTGTTAAAAGGAAATGGACTTGAAACATCAACAAGCTCTGGCGCTTCTACCACTTCTGAAAGTGAGAGCGAAGGTTATGGTTATGGACAAGACTACTCTGAAGCAGGAAATGGCTCAATATTTGATACTGGTGTTCAAGAAGACACAACACCTGAGTACATAAGCAATGACGACTTGGGTGAACCAACAGATGTGGCCTCTGATGAAAGATTAAAAGATGTTGAAGAAACATTTGAATCTTTCAACCTAATAGATGCTATTGCTAATCTTAATGCCTATGACTTTACATATAAACCAGAAGCACAAGAAATGACCGACCCAACAGAATCTATTGATAATGATGAACACGTTGGAGTTATGGCTCAGGAGCTTAAAGAAAATCCTGTAACTGAAAGTGTTGTAAAAGACATTGGTGGTTATCTTGCAATAGATACAAAAGAGTTGACAACATTAAACACAGCAGTTATATCAGCTATTTGTAAAAAGCTTCAAGAGATTGAAAGTAGAATAGCTAAACAAGGAGAATAAGAATGGCAGGAAACATAGATTTGGCTAATGAAACAGCCAAAAGAAAAGCAGAACAAGAACAAGCTAAAGCTGCAGAAAAGGCTAGAAAGGAACAAGAAAAAGCTGATAAAAAGAAAGCTAAACAAGAAAAAGCCGCTGCTAAAGCTAAGGAAAAAGAACTTTCTGGAAAAACAAGAAATCCTTTACAGGAACTCAGCCACGAGTTTAAGAAAAATGTTCTTGGTACTGAAGGCTTCGATAAACAAGATGAACAACAGGAGTACAATAAGTACTTCAAGATGAAACCAGAAGAAAGACAAAAGCTTATCGACTCTGGAAAGGTAACTGGACAAAAGCTTGATGTCTTAAAGCAAGCTCACGCTGACGCAGAAACAGGTGAAAAGAAAAAAGTTGAAAAGCAAGTAATAAATGCTTCAACTGGTGAAAAGATGGACTTAGATGAATCTAAAAAGATTACTGAAGAAAAAGCTAAAACTGAAGAAAAACCTGCTAACTCTGCACCAGCTAAAGCTACACCTGTTACAGA